GTAACAATTAATACTAAATCTTTTTAGCAATCCTTTTTGTTCTAATCTATTTTTTTGTTGAACTTCAAATAAAAATTTAGACATACACAATATACGGTCAATATCATAATAAGGTCTATTTGTATATAAAAATGCCAAATAAAATGACATCATCGTATCTATTGTCGCAATACGAATATGTGTCTTGTTATAACTAATTTCATTATAACTATGACACGCAATTGTTTTATAAATAAAGGCAATTGTATCTTTATCTACAATTATTTCGTAGGATAATGGAATAATTTCACCTATAGGTTCGTGTCTCACTATTTTAACGTTTGTTATGTCTATATCTTTTAATCTTTCTTTTATAATTTCTGCTACTGTTTCTGGATCCTGTGAGAGAACATCAAAATCCGGTATTTTTTTCAACTGTTTTTGTAAATTTTTAGGCATATATTCTGAATATAATGAAACCGCAAATCCACCAAAAAATACGACACCCTGATTTATTAATGTATTTTTTACGGTTTCATATATTTCATCTCCTTTTTCGTTTTCAAATTCTCTCTGGAAATCTATATTATTACAGTTTTTACCTGTAAGTGGATAATGTTTATTTAATAATGTTATTCTTTTTAATACTTTTTCCCATCTACTAGTATCACCCGCAGGTCTAGATAATTCTAAAAACATACCCATTCTTAAATAATTGGGTGGCGCATATAATATACCAGCAACGCGTATAGATTCTTTTTTAATAGATTGAAATATTTCTTTTGGAATATAACTTATATCCGCAATAGGCATAAAATTCACAAAAACTTTATAAGTTCCATGATGTTGTCCCGATTTGGCTTCAACTTCAGTAAAACCATTTTTGTAATATATATCCGCTAATTCTTTCGCGTCGTTTAATGCGTTTACTGAAAAAAAATCATAATCAGGTATTTCTAATTCTTTATTGTAAAATTGGTCTTCTTTAGGTAATATATTGTTTATAGCAGTTCCTCCATAACAAATTAAATTTTTCTTTTTAATAAAATTTTCTACAATTTCTATAATAGATTTTATTTCAGGTGAAGAAACAACACGTCTAGCTATATTTTCTTCTGCTTTATCTACAGCAGTTCTTAATATACTCATTTCACAATCCGCAAAACTAATATTTTTACCACAAATAACGGATTTATTCTTTACCATTTTACTTAAATATAATTGATATATTTTTATATAAACTATATCAATATTTTATTTTTATTGAAACTATTCTTATGTCTAATAATTATAAGTTATAGTTTGTGTTCCAACACCTACGGTTGATGTATTTGGTGCGAATGATAATGATGGATTAGCACCTGGAATATTTGTTTGAGTAGGAATATAACGCAAATTAGATGGTTTTAGAACAAATGCGTATCCCGCAGTATTGAAACATGTATTTAGCCCATCTGGATTTGTATTTAAACTAGCATCTATAGATGTATTTATACAGGATGTAGTGCATAATTTTAAATTAACATCTGGTAATTGAAATCGCATAGCACACATCTGACACCCTGCTAATTGAGATAATAAAAAGTTTGGATTGGATGGATTAGTTCCACTATCAGGAATAACCATAGTCATATTTAACATATTATTTTGTATCATATCATCTAAATTAGAATATGCGTTTAATTCACTATTATTAACAATCTGCATGAAAGTAGAACCACTTACCATATTAACATATTCCCAAAAAGCAGAATTCATAACTGCGGTCATTACACTATTATTCATAGCATTTACTATAATAATTATTTTACCTTGTTTAGATTGACTATCAACACCAGAAAAACTTAATAATTTATGACTACCCAAATTATTACCACTATTATCGTAACTAAATTGAGGTCCTAACAATATTGAATCATATTGTTCTAATAATTTTGCTAAATTGTTTAACATAACACAATTAGCACTTTTAATACGTAAATGAATAATAATTGGGTCTGTAGGATTAGGACATGTATTATTCGAATACGCATAATTTTGTATAGTTGTCATTACATCGTTGAATGGAATACTATTGTAAGATTCTTTATAACAAGTCATATAAGTAGGTGAAGATGAAGTCGCAATAATAGGTTGATTGTTGAGAGAATACATTTCAAAATCTAAACAACGAACACCCTGACTTATTACTGCAATTAAATTACATAAACCTACATAATCATTTTTATAATTACCACCAGAACAACAATTATAGGCTGTTAAAATATAATAATCTCTTAAATAATATTTACACTGTTCTGAATTATGATTTATCGATTGTATAGATGATGGAAAAGCTCCATTTCTAGTATAAATGGCTGCTAAATTACAATTTGTATTATCTGTAGAACAACCAACACCACAACGCTTATATAATAAACTATATTTTACATTATGGATATAAATAATAAATATAACAAATAATAATATTATTAGTATCCATATTAAAGTGGTTCCTAATTTATTTCTGTCCGATGTAATTTCTTTAGATAAATTTAAAAACTGTGCCGTAGCTTTATTAACTGAATCTTTAATAAATTTTGAATTACTAGACATATATAATTGTTATTTAATTTATATTATAATTATATAATTTATTAATTTATTAATATATAAATATACTGTAATATAACAAATTAATAATAACTAATTATTACTTAAATTAATATAAAATGGCAGGAGGTCTTATGAATTTAGTTTCTGAAGGACAACAAAATATTATTCTAAATGGAAACCCGTCCAAAACATTCTTTAAATCTACCTATGCAAAATATACTAATTTCGGTTTACAAAAATTTAGAGTCGATTTTGATGGCTCTAAACGATTACGTTTATCAGAAGATTCTTTGTTTACATTTAAAATACCTAGATATGGAGATTTATTAATGGATACATATATTTCAATAACATTACCTAATATATGGAGTCCAATATTCCCACCTATAGATAACACACTATTATCAGATATAACTGGAAATACTGGTTATGGTGGCTGGGCTCCATATGAATTTAGATGGATTCAAAATTTAGGTGCATTAATGATTCGTAATATTAATATTACATGTGGAAATCAAACTTTACAAGAATATTCTGGTGCTTATTTATTAGCTATGGTCCAACGTGATTTTCCAGCTGAAAAAAAAGCGTTATTTGATAAAATGATTGGTAATATACCTGAATTGAATGATCCAGCTAATTCTGGTTCACGTGTAAATTCATATCCAAACGCATATTATACAGAAAATCCGGCTGGGGCTGAACCATCTATACGTGGTAGAACTTTATATGTTCCAATTAATTCATGGTTTAGTTTAAATAATCAAATGTCGTTTCCATTAGTCGCATTACAATATAACGAATTACACATTAATGTAACATTTCGTCCTATTAATGAATTATTTCAAATACGTGATGTTTTAGACCATATTAATAATTTTCCATATATAGCACCTAATTCTAATCAATTTTATTTACAATTTAATCGTTTTTTAAGTCCACCACCAGATGTTTCTATTGGTATTAATTCTTATACAGATACAAGAACACAATGGAATGCTGATATACATTTAATATGTACTTATGGATTTTTATCTAATGATGAATCACGTATTTTTGCTTTAAACGAACAAAAATATTTAATAAAACAGGTATTTGAATCCGTTTTTTATAATGTTACTGGTCCAAATAAAGTAGAATTGAATTCTTTAGGTATGGTTGCTAGTCAGATGTTTTATTTTCAACGTAGTGATGCTAATTTACGTAATGAATGGAGCAATTATACAAACTGGCCGTATAATTATTTACCGTATGATTTAACGCAAGCACCAACTAGTGGTATATATCCTGTTTTTCAAAAAGATGCGTCTGGAACACTCGTACCGGTATTTATTGGTCCAGGTGTAAATCCAGATGGTAAATTAACTGGTTGGATGATTACTGGTCCTTATAATAGTCAAAACGCAAAAGATATTTTAATAACATTAGGAATTCTTTTTGATGGAGAATATAGAGAGAATATGCAACCCGCAGGTGTTTATAATTATATTGAAAAATATAATAGGACTCCTGGTAATGCTCCTGATGGATTGTATTGTTATAATTATTGTTTAAATACCTCTCCATTTGTTTTACAACCATCAGGCGCTATTAATATGAGTAGATTTAATAAAATAGAATTAGAATTTACAACCATAATTCCACAGTTAGACCCTTTAGCACAAGTATTGACAATATGTGACCCTGTTACTGGTGATATAATAGGAATAAACAAACCCACCTGGAGAATATATGATTACAATTTTAATTTATATTATTTTGAAGAACGACTCAACGTTGTTACATTCTTAAGTGGTAATTGTGGTGTTATGTATGCTAATTAATTCATTTTAGTAAATCTAGAAAAAACTATATATTCATTTTTTAGAATATCTTCATTCGCAGGTATAGGATTAAATTTATTATTCATAAAATTTTGACCTAAATCATTTATATCTAAAGATTTAGTATTATTTTTCTTTATTATATCCTGACATCCACCACAATCAACATCACTAGTACATTGGGTTCGTGTGAGTAAACACTGTGATAGAGGACCGCACCAATTTTTACACTTATAATCAGCAAAATAAGGCATATCTACAGCATGACCAGTTACATATTCAGATTGATTTTGTTGTTCTACATTACTATTGTCATTACTATTTCCTGTGAACAATTCTAGATAAGTTCCTTTTTGTAAATAATTATTTTTTACTAAAAAATTAACCCACCAAAATACAAAGATAAATAAAAAAACACTAGACACCAACAATATATATTTTGTATTTATATTTTTATGAATTATTTTTTTCATCTTTTATATAATTATATATTTTAATGTTTTTTATTATAATTTGAAAATTATAGTTAAAATTAAGAATAATATTATTATAGTATATTATACATAAGATATAATATATTATAAATAAATGGGAGCAGCTGTTGGAATTTTAGCTTTTTTTACTGGTTTATTCGCATGTGGAATATTAGTTATTATTATATTAATAGCAGTTTTTACAGGACATGTTTTAGAAAAACTATTAGTATGGGCTTTATCGACTTTAAATTTTGGTAAAATTTTAGAGAATACAAACGCTACTAATAAAGCTAATTTTAATGCTTTTAAAGATAATGTAAAAAAATATCTAAAGAATTTATCTTATTTTGGAACACCCGCACCCAAAAAAGGTTCTTCAAAATCAGAAGCTTATAAACAGTTTTTTGAATTCGTATTATTAAAATTTGTTGCGGTATTATTTCAAACACTTTTAGGTATTCATGCTTTATGGATGTGTAAAGTCGCACAAAGTAATATATTACCTACTGATTATAGAGGTGCACCTTATACTGATTTAGCTCCTATTATAAATACTATTATTACACAAGTAAATTTCTTTAAACAGGATAATGAAACATGGAGTACTAAATTATTATTTGAATATTTATATGTTCCAGACCGTTCGTCTAATGATAGTAAACAAATTAATAGTGAATTTTCTGTTTTAAACACATTACGCGAATTAAATGAATCTCCAGGTATTACTGGAACTGCTATGTTTTTTATTTATATGATAGAAAGTTTGTTTTGTTTAAATTATTATATGATTAATGTATTTTTTTCATTTTTTAATTCTTTTTACGAATGGTTTATTGTATTATTTGGAGGATATTTAATTATGTTTACAATATTGGTTAATATATTATTATCTAATTTATGTTTCTTATATACATTTTTTAGTGGTATTTTTTCATGGATATGGAAAATTAATAAACCACAAATAGTAATGGAAAATGGTAAACAATTTGAAAAACCTAACGTCATTCAAAATTGGTTATATGTAACATTAACAAATATGCCTATGACATGGTTTTTCAGTTTATTTGAAAGTATATTTTTGTTAAATTGTTTCATTCCATTCATTCTTATTGGAAATACATTTGTTTTTCATATTGTTATATTGTATTGTTTATTATCTACGGTATTTATTGTTGCTAAAGTTGCAGAAGGAGATAAAGTAGGTCAAGAATATACATTTTCAACATTATACATTAACAAAATGCGCTATATGCTTATGCCTGTATTTTTACTCATGTCTATTTTTGTTGTTATTGGCGCAAACGCATATCTAGGAACTACAGAGAGAAATGCTGCTATAGTTGCCTCTATTATTGTATTAGTTTTATTAAGTAATATTCCAACGGATAATATCAATAATTTAGGGACAATAGATACAAAATTACCTGATTATACACAGGCAGAAAAACGAGTCCAATATAAATTATCATCTACAGTTATATGGGCTTTAACAGGAACGATTGATTCAGCGGATTTTTCTGCTAATTTAACTAATCAAATGAATAAAATAATTAAATTTGATAATTATGTTAAATCATCCACATCTCCTTCTAACAATATGCAAGGTGGAGGAAAAAACAAAAACAAAAATAATAATTCTATTTCATTACAAGATATACGAGATTTAAGAGAAAAATTATTAGACCATAAACAATAATTTCAAAATGAATGTAAAATTATATTAAAATAAAATGATATAAAAATGATATAGTAAATATATTATATCATTTACACTATTTTTATACAATATGGGTAAACAAAAGAAAGGTAATAAAAAAAATAATACTAACAATACTATAAATAAATTACCATTTGTTAGTATATGCACACCTACATTTAATAGAAGACCTTTTATACCTATTATTATTGAATGTTTTAAAAATCAAACATATCCACTGGATAAAATGGAATGGATTATTATTGATGATGGTAGTGATAAAATTGAAGATTTAGTAAAAGATATTCCACAAGTAAAATATTTTTCATATGATACAAAAATGACATTAGGTAAAAAAAGAAATTTAATGCATGAAAAATCTAAAGGTGATATTTTAGTTTATATGGATGATGATGATTATTATCCTCCAGAAAGAGTAAGTCATGCTGTAGAAACATTAATAAAAAATCCTCACGCATTATGCGCTGGTTCTAGTGAAATGTATATTTATTTTAAACATATACAGAAAATGTATCAATTTGGACCTTATGGACCTAATCATTCTACTGCTGCTACATTCGCCTTTCATCGTAAATTATTAAACATTACTAAATACGATGAAAACGCATCTCTAGCTGAAGAAAAACATTTTTTAAGAGATTATACCGTTCCATTCGTTCAATTAAATCCTTTAAAAAGTATTTTGGTTTTTTCACACGTCCATAATTCTTTTGATAAGAAAATTTTATTACAACAAGCTCCTAACCAGTTTGTTAAAGAGTCAAATAAAACAGTTGATGATTTTGTAAAAGAAAGTAATATTAAACAATTTTTTTTAGAAGATATAAATAATTTATTAGATAATTATGAACCAGGAAGACCTGAAAATAAACCTGATGTAATAAAACAAATGGAAACTATTAATAAAAATAGAGTTGCAGCACAAGAGAAACAACAACAAATGCTTCAACAACAACAAATTCAACAACAGCTACATAATAATCATATAGTAATACAAAATTTAATAAATGAGAATAATCAATTAAAAGAAAAAATTACGTATTTAGAAAGCAAAATTAAACTATTTTTTGAATCTAAAATTGCTGAAAAAAAACAACAACTCACAGAAGAAATGAATAAATAATATTGTTTGTATAAAAGATATAAAGATTATACTATCTTTATAATTAATAATAAGTAATATTATTTATTATAATAATGACATATGAAGATGAATTCAATCTACATTTAGAAAATGATAACATTACTAGTAAAAGTAAAAAAATAGCTAAAAAAGTTTTATCTGATATGAAAATGGATACAAATAAAACTGTGTATAAACAGGAATTTCAAATACCAGGAAAAAAACCAACTATAATTGAATATTATGCTTCTGGTGATATGGGAACCGCTATTCGTGATGCTATCACTGGAATTAAATATAAAAAATCTTTAGTAGGCTCTAAAGACGAAGACTTATTTTTTAAGATTAGAATTTGTGGATTAGATCGCGTAGAAAATCCAACATTTTATTTTAATTCACCCGAAGATTACGAAAAACATAGTAGGACGTTGTTAGATGTTTCTATTAAAAATAATTGGTATGAAAATTATCAAAGAACAATAGAAATGATGCGTAAATAATTAATATTATAAAAATGTATAAATATTTAATTATAATATAATTAGTAAATATTTATTAAAAGGTGTAAATGTATGTAAATAAAGTATCTTTAATTGTATTTTGCGTTTTAATTTTTATAATCATATTTGTTTCGGCTATTTTATCCAAATTATTGAAAGGTAACTTTTGTTGTATAAATAGAGTAGCAAATACAACTACCACAGAAGAAGAAATTAATAATATGTCAATAGAAGAAATATATAATATGAAAGTATAAAATGACAATTTTTATATAATGAAAATTATATAAATACTATATAATGTATTAGCATAATGACATGATAGAAATATTAATAAGTATTTTATGTATTATCACTTTTACAATTATAATATATCTCATTTTAGGAATATATTTTGATATTTGTTCTAATACAAGAATTCATCCAAACAATAATATTGTAAATGAAGAATTGATAATAAAAAATAATAATATTCCGTAAAAGAATATAATAAAAGAATTATAATATACATATAATTAAATTATATGTTTATGTTGAATCCGCGATTTGTTTTATTTTATTTTTATTTTTATGCTTATTCTTTCCTTCAAAAACAGAAGTTTAAAAAACAAAATACTTTAAAAATTTATACTATTGTAAATGAAAATAATGAAATGGATAATTTGAGAAAATTAATAGATTCAAATAATAAAATAGATGACACTAATATTATTGATAATATTAATAATGAAATAATGGATGAAATTAAAACTAAAAAAACAGATTATTATAAAAGAATAAAAGGATATGATGAAAGATTTTGTCTTGAATTATACGATATAATTAGTTGTAAAGAGAGTTATAATAATAACATAATTATATTAAAAAAAATATATGGTTATTTACAAAAAAAACAAATGTTAGAAAAACTAACCAGTATCCTTCAATCTAAAAAAGAATATGAAACCTTACATTATTTATTCGAAACTAATATTATAGAAGAAATACAAAAATATAATAATGATAATAGAAACACTAGTATATTTATTGACAATTTAATATCTGGAGATTTATTTCATGATTGGTAAAATTACTAATTTCACTCTATAATTTCACAATTATCATTTTCCCAATCATTCTCTTCATCGTCTTCATTCGTTTCTTTAAATGTTTTATCTAAATAACGATACATTCTCTGTATATCTAATTTATTTATTTCATAATTTTCAAATAAATTCATCAATTCTATCAATCCATCATTATCATTATTATATTTATTTTTCAAACTAATAAAAAAAGCAAATAAATCTTTTTTATCCATCCCTAATTGCTGACATAAATTTTGTATGAAATTATAATTATTATACTCTGTTGAATATTTTGTTAATACTTTTGTAAAACGAATATTATGGTCCATTTTTATCACCTGTTTATCTTCTACACTTTTTTTATTCACTTTTTTATTCTTATTTTGAACGTTTGAAATTTTTTTAGTAGTTTCACAATTTCCTTTATTTATTAAATTCCGTCCATCTATGAAATTATGATATATTCTATTACTATGAAATGTTTTTATCAAAGAACTCATTTCATTAAATATCCAAATTTGTTTTTGAAATGTAATTCTATCTATATAATCCGCAAAACAAATATTATTTAAAATATTTAAATATGTTTCTAATGTTTCATTTATATCATATTTTTCTAATCTATCTATTACATTTTCGTGCCATAATAACGCTACAATTGTTCTATCTGTTTCATTCATAACACTCAAATGTTCGTTTAATAAAAAATTGTTATTTAATAAATTGTTTGTTATACATTTTGTATCTTCATTATACGATTTTAATTTAAATATATTATCTATTATATATTCATTTAATAAATTATTGTTTTTACTATATATACTATGTAAATTGTATAATTTTCGCAAATCTCCCTCAATATAAGTTATTAATTTATTCTTTAATTTTTCTTCCAAATTCGGCATTATATTATTACAAATTGTCTCTATCTGCATATTTGTTGGCTTATTTAATTCAAAAATATTACATACCTTCATCAATTCATTTATTTTTTTATCAATATGATAATTACCTATACAAATTACTGGTATTAAAGTTGTATCCTCTGATTTTTGCCTTTTTGTTTTTTTTGGTCTTATTAGTTTTATTAACGCATTTATACCACCTTTATCACCATTATTCATTCCATCTATTTCATCCATTATTATTGCTTTTTTTTGTATTTTTTTATGAAATAAACACATTATACTCTTATCTGACATATTATGTTTTGTTATTGTTTCTATTATTGATTTATTTCTTACATCACCCGCATTATACGTTATTATATCATAATTTAATTCTTTTAATATATTTGTTACAAATTGCGTTTTACCTATTCCTGGATCACCATAAATATATATACCTTTCTTAAATAATAAATCTGTTTTATTCATTTCAAAATTTTTCAATATAGATTTTATTTGAGACGCAATTTCATTTCTCAATAATATATTATTTAAATCCATATATTCTGTATAAGTATTTTTTCTTAATAAAAATTCCATATATTTTATTTACTGACAGATTACTAATAAATACAACTTATAATAATTGTAATATTATATTTATATATTATTTTATATATGTTTATATATGTTTATTTTTACAAATATTCCATTATTACATTCTTACATTTTGTAGATGGATTATTATTTTCTATACACAAATAAATCATATAGTCTAAAAAATTCGCATATTTTTTATATTTATATTTTATTTTATGATTTTTTATATTTAATTTATTTAAATTGCGTAATAAATCATTTAATGCTATATAATTATCACAACGAATTATATAACGAACATAATTATGTATGTTTTTGTTTTTTATATCAATAATATCTTTTAATACTGCGTAATGATACTCATCATAATTTTTTTTTGTCAAAAACATTAATATATCATACGATATATAATCATAAATTTTTGTTATTAATTCGTTAGGCAATTTTTTTATATTATCTATCATAAAAACAAAATATATATAATTACTATATTATTATGATAATTATATTACTAATCTAAAAAATAATTAAGAAGAAGTTTGTATTGTAGTTGTATTTGCACTAGACGTTCCAGAAGAACATGGACTAGCATACCCCGGCCAGATACCATCCCACGTTATTCCATTTGTCATCGCCCAATTATATTTATTACATAAACCAGTTTGAGAATCTGTAAATGCGCTAGTAGTAAAATTCATACCTGTTGATGGAGTATTATTTATCGCATTCGGACAATTTATATTTCCATTACCACTACAATCTCCTAAAGATTGGACGTTTACACAATTAGCACCATTTCCAGAAAAATCTATCCAATAATCAGGACATTGACCTATTACAGGCGGCCAAGTCTCATTAGAACTTTTACCTTTCATCAATAAATATCCTATTATCACTAAAAGTATTATTAATATTATTACCGCAACTATCAAAATATTTTTTTGAAAACTAGCCATATTTAATTTATATTTTATTTATTATATTATATTATATTATATAAATATATAAATTATTCATATAAAAAATTATCATACAAAAAAAATATAAACATATACTAAAACAATATGAGTGAAAGCAATTATAATAATTCTTATAACAATTCTTATAACAATTCTTATAACAATTCTTATTATAGAAGTAATGGGAGAGTAGATATTAAATCACCTAATACTCAAAATTTATTTAGTTTATATGATAAAATACCAGCACATCAATGCACAACTTTTAGAAGTCCTCTAGAAGGAATTTGGTATGATTCTGATTTAAGTCAAGCATACTTCTCTAGAGAGAATTTAGAAATAATACAGAATGGTATTCGTAAAGGTATTTATGATAAATCTAACGGACAATATTTAATAGGAAACCAAGATTGTGATACATTAAAAATTATTATGCGGGGAGTTTATTTAGAACACTCTGCTAATTTACCCTATGGAATTACAGAACAAATTGAAAATTTAAACAAAATAGTTTTAAATTTCTGTATTCAACAAGTATATAGTGAAATACAAGGATATACTAAATATTTATATGATGCTAGCACCCTAGTTGTTCCTATTGAAAGACCTATATTGTCTTCTTTATCCGATAAACAATTAGAATTAAAACCCTGGTTCTAAAAAATGTATTCATCACTTCCATTTAGTTATATTTTTATAAACAATAAAAAAATATATTTACACATAAACAATTACAAATCTATCTATTTATTATTCCAATTCCAATTTATTACTTTTTTTAACCACTTTTTTTACTTTTTTTGTATTTATATCTTTTCTCTCCATACTATTTTCACGAGCCTCCTTATAATTATTATATTCTATCAGTAACTCATCTAATTCTTCCGACCACATCATCTCTATTGTTTTATTCTTTATTTCTTCTAATTCTATCTTTTTATTTTCATATTCTTTCATCAATTTTTCTACATTTTCACTCGTTACACTATCCATAGTCATCTTTATTAAATAATTAAAACCATTTGTACTATCTAATTCTATATCTGGTGTTACATTACGGCTTTGAGCTTCATAACCTCTTTCCGTCAACATTTTTATTACATCTGTTTTTGATTTTTTTCTTAAATCTATTACATCGTCTAATAATTCTTTAATATAACGAGTTTTATTAGATAAAATTATTAAACATTTCTCAATCGCATCTATTAAATAATTCTTTCTCGTTTGATACATTTCCAATCTAGTTGTATAATAATCATCAATTATATCCGATACTATCGCATATTTCTTTAACTTATCTTTCGCATCAAACAAATTCATATTAGATGTTGAATTTAATGTATATAACTTAAATGTTTTTTCTAAACCATTACAACCATGTTCGTGTTTAATAGCTTCTAATTCAGCCAATTTACCTTTTGTTAATGTCACTATAAAATCTACACTAGTATCTTTACTCATGTCATCGTAATCTTTTACTATAGGTGTTATTTTTTTTCCTGCTTTATCTACTGAATCTATCATAGATTCTAATAATTCTTTATAATCATCCGTCCATAAACCGACCGGTAATTCTGTGATGCGAATTTTATCTACACCTACTACTTCATATTTTCCTTTTATTAGAAATTTTGTAGATAATTCACTATTTTTTATTGAACTACTTACCGAATCATTATCCGATTTATTATCATTCTTCACATCTACTTTAGGATTTATTTTTGTTATTGTTCCTTTGAATCCTTCATAATAAGGAATGAAATCATGCTCTGCTGAAACACCATTTAATTTATTTTTTAAATATTGAATTATATCTAATGGATTATAACACATTATATCTGTACTAAATCCAGTTCCAATTCCTTTTGTTCCATTCACTAAAATCATCGGAATAATTGGAGCATAAAATATTGGTTCCACCATAAACCCATCATCATTTAAATAAGATAATATTGAATCATCTTCTTCACGATATATCATTCTCGTTAAATTATTCAAATAGGTGAATATGTATCTTTCCGAAGCACTATCTTTACCACCTTGTAATCTAGTTCCAAATTGACCGCTAGGTACTAACAAATTTATATTATTGGAACCTACAAAATTTTGCGCCATTCCAACTATAGCAGCGTTTAAACTAGCCTCACCATGATGATATCCTGAATGTTCTGAAACATAACCAGAAAATTGGGCTACTTTTATTTCTGTTGTTAACTTTTTCTTAAATGCTGAATATAATATTTTACGCAAACTAATTTTCAATCCATCCATTAAATTTGGAATACTACGGTCACAATCGTATTTTGAAAAATGTATTAATTCTTTATTTATAAAATCATCATACGATACATTTGTTTTATTTGTATCTAAATAACTAGAACGGTCATATTTTCCTAACCATTCTTTTCTGTCATCTGAACGCTTTTTATTAAAAACCATATCTATCATATTTGTACTCGTTTCATTTAAATATTCAAAACCTACAATTTTCTTCTTTTCAAAATATTCACGAAATTCTTTACCTGTGCTAGTACCCAAACCTTTATAATATTTAATTTTCCAACTATCTAATGAACCATTCTGTAATTGTATTTCTTTCCATGTTTCATATTCACCATTATTATAAAATACTAATTCTTGATTTCCTTTTCTCGCTTTTAAAATTGGTGTATTCATAAACCCTATAAAACCTGGAATTTCTAATAATGAACCCCATTCACACTGAAACAAATTAATACCCAATCCTTTAATATGTGAACCATCATCATCCTGATCTGTCATAAACAATACTTTACCATATCTTAAATGTTTATAAACATCTTCTATATTTTTATATTTTTTACCCGTTTCTAATCCTAATATTTTTTTTATTTCCGCAATCTCTTTGTTTTCCGATATCTTTTTCACATTCTCTCCTCTAACATTCAGAATCTTACCCTTCATCGGATAAACACCTATTATATTTCTGTCTTCTGATGATAAACCTGAAACTATACCTGCTTTAGCTGAATCACCTTCACATAATATAATCGTACACTGTGAAGATTTTTCTGTTCCAGCCCAATTCGCATCTATTAATTTTGGAATTCCACGAATCGTTTTTGTTTTTGAACCATCTGTTTTTTTTGCCGCTTTATTTTCTTTTATTTCTGTCAAAGCACACGCAGCATCCATTACACCCATTTTTGCTATTTTTTCTATAAATTTATCACTAACAGTACAATTGGAACCAAATTTAGAAGATGGCGTATTCATAAAATCTTTTGTTTGACTATCAAACGCAGGATTTTCTATATCACATCTTAAAAATAATATCAATTGTTCTTTTATACTATTTGGATTTACATTTATTTTTTTCTTTTTTTCAATAAAGGCACATAATTTACGAGTTATTTGATTTAATATATATTCTACATGTTTTCCACCTTTAGATGTATAAATACCATTTACAAATGAAATCTGTATAAACTCATGGGTAGGTGAAAGACCTACCGCATATTCCCATCTACTATTACCTTCATTCTCTTCATAAACACGAGCGGATTCCTGTTTACCACCTATATACATATCTATATAAGTTTGAAAATTTTTTACTGGAATTAATTGAGAATTATATTTTATTTTTAACGATTTATCTGTTACTGCAGCAATATCATAAACACGCTTACGTAATAATGCTATCATATCTGGTAATAAATTTGCGGTTCCATTCAATCCTAACCCTAATCTTTTATAATCCGGTTTAAATACTATTTTTGTATATGGTTTTGTTTTACATTTAGTAATTACTGGAGGACAAATCTCATCTAAATTATTACGGAATGTTTGAGTATATTTTAAACCACGAACATGGTCTACTGTTTCAATACTACCAAAAACAGACCATATTAATACTAATTTAAATCCAAAACCATTTTTACCACCTACAATTTTTTTTTCTGTTTTATCATAATTCGTTGATGTCCTTAAATGACCGAAAATCATCTCTGGAATCCAAATATTATATTCAGGATGTTTCTCCACATCTATACCATTACCATCATTTATCATAGTAATCATTCCATCATCATCAATCTGAATATCAATATAAGAAACATTTATAGCATTTTCTACTTTATTATCTACTGCTTGTTTCATACGAATTACATGGTCACGACAATTCACTATTCCTTCATCAAACAATTTATATAATCCTGGAATATAACGAATATTTTTTTGTACTATTT